TGGGTAAGATTGGTGCAGTGGCAAATGATATTGCAGATACAGATAAAGAAATTAGCGATATTGAAAAACAATTAAAAAAGAAAAAAGAGTATAAGAAACATCTTTCAGAAAATGTTTTACCTAACCTCTTCGCAGAGGTGGGACTAGCAGAGTTAAAACTAGCTGACGGCAGGCTTATTAAAGTAGGCAACTACTATGGTGCTTCCATTAAGGAAGATAAAAAAGAAGCTGCTTTCGCATGGTTCAGGAACAATGGATTTGGAGATTTAGTAAAGAACCAAGTCTCTTGTAGCTTTGGGAGGAATGAAGATGAGAAAGCTAGAGGACTCAGCCAATACCTTGATGAGCAAGGATACGAGTCTTCACAACGTGAATGGGTCGAACCTTCCACCCTTCGCGCATTTATACGTGAGCAACATGAAGCAGGTAAGCAATTACCTATGGACTTGTTAGGAGCTTACGTCGGACAAAAAACAACGATTAAAAATTAAAGGAGAAAGGCCAATGGCACAGACTAAAGAAGTCGCTAAAGCGACAAAACTTGATCTAGCAATTCTTGCTAGTGACTCTAAAGATGCTAGTGGATTCGGTAATCTTGACTTGTCAAGAGACATCGCAATTCCCTACATTAATATTCTTCAATCCGGTAGCCCTCAAATAAATCCGTCAAAAGCGGAACATGTAGAAGGAGCAAAGGTGGGACAGTTTTATAATACTGTTACCCAGGAAGTATCCGATACTATCCAGGTAGTTCCTGCTTTATACCAACTCAGATACGTGGAATGGAAACCACGTGAACAAGGTGGTGGTTTCGTCGAAGCCCATAACGCTGACAGTGGGATCTTATCCCAAACAAAGCGTGATGGTATGACCAAGAAGGATGTACTACCTAGTGGTAATTACATCGCCACTACAGCTTACCATTATGTTATGGTTCTTGATAAGGACGGAAGTTATTCACAGGCTGTTATCAGCATGACATCTACTCAATTGAAAAAGAGTAGACGCTGGAACAGTTTGATGTTGACTCAAAAAATTAAGGGTCCATCTGGGATGTTTACACCCCCAACATATTCCATGGTTTATAAACTCTCTACTGTTAGTGAGTCTAACGACCGAGGAAGTTGGTTTGGGTATCAAATTGAAAAAGTTGGTACAGTTGAGGATATTAATCTTTACGGAGAAGCCAAAGCATTTTCCACAGCAGCAGTGAGAGGCGATGTCGAAGCCAAACCTGTCGCGGAATTGGAAGTTGCCAAAGAGGCTCCAACCACAAATCTGAAAGACGACGACATACCCTTTTAGGGCATAGTCGTTTACTGGAGATTTAGTGGAGAAATTCAAATCTATATTTGAAGGATTAGACGTGGCTTATGGTCAGCACCGATCCAATGGAGAACGTGCTGATGGTAAGCAAGAGGGAAAATCCTTTATTGTCAAGAAGCTTGTTGATAATGACTTATGGCAGAATCACCTTGATGGAAAGGGACCTTCCTTAGGAATTATTCCTATTATGACAGATAATACAGCTAGGTGGGGTTGTATTGATATTGATGTTTATCCTATAGACTATCAAAAATTAATTAGCACCATAAGAAAATTACATTTGCCACTTGTGCCCTGTAGATCAAAGAGTGGTGGGGTGCACTTATTCTTATTTCTTAAACAAAAAGTAGCTGCAAAATTAGTAAGAAATAAATTAAGGGAAATCGCAGCTTTCATAGGCTATTCTACAGCCGAAGTATTTCCTAAACAATCCAGCATTTTAATATCAAAAGGAGATTATGGAAATTTTCTTAATCTTCCCTATTATGATTCAAAAAAGACTAAGCGGTATTCCTATAAGGATGATGGTACAGCAGCCACATACCAGGAATTTTTAGATTTATATGAACAACATGTCGTTGAGGACATTAGCAAAGTTACAGTTCAAGTTCTGGAAGGAGTTATAAAAGATGGTCCTCCATGCCTACAACAATTATGCACCCAGGGATTTCCTGAGGGAACACGCAACAACGGTCTATTTAATATCGGAGTTTACTTAAGAAAATTTGACTCGGACAATTGGAAAATATTACTGGAAGAACATAACAGAAGCCATATGAAACCTCCACTCGCAGCGCAGGAAGTTGTCATTGTACAGAAACAATTAGAAAAAAAGAGTTATAATTATAAATGTAAGGAGCCACCTATTAATGCCTATTGCAACGCTCCCCTTTGCCGCACACGCAAGCATGGCATTCACGGAGACAATGGCCCCATAGACATAACATCTTTAGCAAAATTAGATACGCGTCCCCCAGTTTGGTTTCTCCAGGTTGGAGATGATGCAAGATTAGAATTACAAACAGAGGAGTTG